GGCTACCCATGCCTAGCTCGACCCCTACTTGCCCATCAGGAGGCGCTCCTATCGCGTCTGAGACACCCTGCCGCCTGCTCGGTTAGCTGATGTATCGCCTGCCGCATCAGGTCGGGCGAGATCCACCAGCCCTCGAGCGCCGATTCCGCGAAGAATCGCTCGCATAACACCGAAAACTTCGCCCTTAGCTGATCTGCCTCTATGTCGGTTCGCGTGTTTAGCGCCGCTTGGGCCTTAATCTGATGCTCCTGTTCCGCAAGATCCATGAGGTGTTCGCTGCTGAGACGCGATCTGATGGTGTCCTCCGAGATCTTGTGCTTGTAGACGATGCGGCGTGTCTTGGTTGGGATCATGCGACTGATGCGCTTGGCGTCGACCATGTATCCGAGGTTGTAGATCTTCTTGACATGGTGCGAGACGCCGGAGCCTGTGATGCCGACATCTGCGCCGATGCGATCAACGCCGACGAATGTTCGGCCTGTCCGGTCGGCGTATGAGCAGAACGCCACGAGGACGCGGAATGTCTTGGGTGTGAGGCGTGGATCCTTGATTGCGCGGATTGGGACCACTGCGAAGGCTCTGAGGTCTTTGTTGGCTGCGACTGCTGGCTTCACCACTTCACCTCTGCGATTGCATCGAGGGGATCTTTCCATTCGGTTGGGCCTTTGAGGATGATGGGCTCATCGATGACGGGATCGATCGGCGGGATGAATACCCAGCCCGGCGGTTTGTATCCTGCGAGATCTTCCTCGGTGACGAGGTTTGCTTTGAGCAGGTCGATGCGACCGAGGCCTGAGATGTAGGTTTCGGCGACGGGCTTTCCGGCTTTGATCATCTTCGAGGCATGGACGAGGCTGTATCGGCCATCGCGGGATGACGGGGCTGGTGGTGCTGCTTCGAGGAGGATTTCACCGGGGAGGCATTCTCTGGCGCAGGAGATGACCATTTGGATTGTGGGCCAAGTGCGGGTGCGCTGGCGTTTGCGGATCTGCTGAGCTGTGCGCTCGAGGGTTGCTGAGAGCTGGTCGTGGTTGAGCTTGGCGGGCAGTTCGCTGTTGAGATCCTCGGCCATGTCCCGGACTTCGGCAGCGGCCTTGTCGTGGGTGAGGTGGGTTGGTCGATCATATCGGGTGATCATGTCAGTGACCCAAGCGCGAATGTGGGCGATGCGCTGATCATAGTTCATCTTGGATTTCCTCTTCGTGTTGTGCTGCTGCTTCGAAGCAGTCTTGCAGTTCTTCGCGGTTGACGATGTGGGATCCGACGATGTTGAGATCCCAAGTGCCGTGCTTGCCTTCCGAGATCTCGTAGCGTTGCCCGGTGTCGCTGGTCATCAGGTAGAAGCCGTCTTTGCGCAGTGTCCAAGTGATCATTCTTTTGCCTCCCATTTAAAATCTGCCCAGAATGCGTCTGGCCCGCCGTCGAGCTGGTCTGCCCAGCGCTCGCCGTTTAGCCATGTTGCGAAATGCGGCTGATACTCGGCTGGTTTGTCGCGCAGCTCGGGAAGGTGGATCTTCAGACCCTCGGCGATGATGGCCGGGTCAACCTTCTTGGCGGCTGCGATCCATGCCTTTCGAGCCTGCCCCTTTCCGACCTTGCGAGGGTAGAGGTTCCAGCTCTCCTCGAAGAGAAAATCAGACACACTTTTTGGAGTGTCTTTAGACACTCTTTTTCTCTTACTTTCTATATCTATATCTAGTTCTAGATGCTTAAGCCCGGCTACTTGTTTTGCTGAAGCCCGGCTAAGGTCTGAATCGTTTGTTTTCAGTGGGTTAGAAAAGTTAGGCGTTATTGCCTCCCGATAGATGCGTTTTTGCTCGGGGTAGTTTTCTGCCCGTGTTTGCCCTGATGTGCCATCAATGACAATATCACTTTTCGAACCATGCTGATCATAGGTGCTTTGCGGGTCGTTTGTTTTCAATAGCTTACGAATTTCCGCGCCTTTTGATCCTGCTTCGCTGCGTTTTTGCTGGGTGGCATTTATGCGCTCGAACTCCCGCAGCAAGCGAGCATTCTTCAGTTTCGCTCCCGCTTTGCTCCCCGCACGGACGAAAAACTCGCGTATTACGGGCAAAACAGTTGTATTGTATTCGTCCTCGCTGCAACGGAGCTGTCGGCGGATCCAGTCGGGATTTGCGGGAATAGTGCAATTCGGTGAGCGCCAGCAGAGGCGCAAAAGCCGCATATATGCGCCGTCCTCGGCGATGGTGAGATGCGCCGTGTCTGCGTCATAGTCGTTTACATAGAGGGGTAGGTATGGTATCGACATTCTTGGGAATCTCCCTCCCTTGTTGTTGGTTGACTGCCTACTTGGCCGAGCGGATTCCTCCCCCGCTCGGCCCTTTTTTTATCGCACGATGACAGCGCAGCCCGGCGTATCGCCATAGAGCTTTGTCACTGTCAGCATACAGACCTGAACATCATCCTCATAGACCACGCCATTGCAGGCGTCCAAAATCAGCTTGGCGATGTTGTCGAGATCCGGCTTTCCGGGCATCTCATAGTTTTGCCGTGCCCGGCGCTGGCGGTCCTGCGGCCAGCTCTTGGGGATGGGCCATGTGGCGATGATGTGGACCGAACAACGGCCGATGCGAGGCTTGCGCTGGGCATCGATCATGGCATCGCTGGCGATCGAGGCAACCATCTTCTCGGCCGCTGCTGTGATGGCAGGCGTGTAAGTGTGACCTTGCCGGGTGAAGCGCGGCCTGCCCTTGCCGATCGGCTTGCCCGGAATGAAGAAGCTCAGGAAGTTTTCCATCACTTGATCCGATCGAGCCAGCTCTCGACCGCAACGATGCGATCGTCCTGCACCAGCTCTCGATCGAGGATCTGCGTCACCAGCCGGGCTTGGCTTACGCCTTGGCGCGTCGATTCAGCATCGAGGCGGGCCTTGGTATCGATCGGCAGGCGCAGGAACATCGCCGCCAGCTCGCCAGTTTTCTGCTTTTTCTTTTGCATTTTCAGCGCCTTGTAATTTTTTACAACTTTTTTTGCGTGACCCTATTGACTATCCGATATCACATGTCTAATTTCAAGTTGTAAGTTGATGGAGGTTGAGATGGCAAAGATGAAGTGTGGCGCGGCGATGGATCTGTTCGATCTTGGGGCGGCAAGCCAACCCGGTGGGCGGCAGATGGATATCGAGGAGCTGATCGCCGAGCAGGAAAGCTTGTTGTCCCGGATGGACCGGAAGGATGAGGCGGCGGTTGAGGATTGGATGGCTCAGGCGAAAGCCGGGGTTGTGATGCGGATCTGCTAGGGAGAGCAAAATGCAAGTGCAAGTCAACAAAGTAATGTCCTACCAAGGCCCGGCGGTGCAGTATCGCGGCGACGATGGATGGCCCGCGATGGTGTGTGTGCCTGTGCTGATCGCGATCGGATGCGACGGCCAGATGTTCCAGCTTCCAAACCGGATGCGGTATGAGGACAACGGCGACGGCGAGTTTTACCCCGCCTTCGACTTCAGCCTTTGCCGGGCGCAAGAGATGGAAAGCAAGATCTTGGATCGCGGCTACATTGTCGCGGATCACTGGGTCGCGGTGTCCGAAAAAGATATGCGGGAATACAACCGGGGCGCTTACGGATCGTAAGCCCCCAAAAAGGGAGAATGCAGATGCAAGTGAAGTATCAAGTTGTTGGTGAAGGCTCGGCGGATCTGATGTCGGCCGATGAGTTCCAAGCCCGGTTCGGGGATCGGTTCGTTCAGCCGGATATTATCTTTGACGGGTTGCGGGAAGTGCTGAAGTCGCAGCCGCAGATCCGGAACCTGTGCGGGCCGATGTATAACGGCGAACGGGATGGGTTCCAGATTGTCCGGTATGAGAGTTGGGCCGTTTACGAAGCAATGAGCAACTGAGGGGAACGATATGAAGATGAGCGAATTTAATCTAGTCGAGGTGCAGAAGATCCACTTCGCGCTTGGATATGACAAAGACCCCAAGGCGCACGAAGCCTTTAACCGGGTCTGCAACGAGCTGGGCGGGGCCGCTTGGGCCAACGCCTATAGCGCACCGAGCTGGCCGGATTACGCCGACGCAGTGTGCGAGATCGATGACGAACCTTTCATGGAGTATGAGGCGAGCTGATGTCTGAAGCAGTAATGATCAAGCTTGGGTCAATCGTTCGGCATGATGTGTTCGCAATGGATGGCAAAGTTTATTGCGCCATGTGCGACGCAAAAGCGATCGATGCCGAGAATGTGCAGATCTACGTTATGCAGATCCCGGCAAAGAAAAGAGGCGACTGGGAGCGCTCGATCGTGGGCGACCCGGCGCTGCTGGTCGAAGCAAAGGAGAGCTTATGGCCCTCTCTGAATTGATGGCGCTGATCGAGCAGCTCGATGACGAGATCTTGATGATCGAAGCTGATCCGGCCGACTGGGCGGCTCAACAAATCAAAGACCGGAAACGGATGCGGGCCAAGCTGTTCTGGCTGGCCCAACAACAAAGCGAGGAAGAAAATGAAATACAAGCTTAGCGCTGGGTTCATCAACGACACCTCTTACGAGCGGTTCGAGTTTGAGAACCACGAAGATCTCGAGGAATATTTCCTGCTTAACCTTTGGGGCAAGAAAGGGATCCGGTCCAAGGTGATCGGTCTGGTCTTGTTGGTGAGCGAAAAATGATCAAGTGCCCGGAGTGCAATGGAGTGGGCGAGGTCGAATATGATCGACCCGTCCGAGACTTCGTAAACGGCGGCGAATACGAATCGTATTGGGCCGAGTGCAACAACTGCTGCGGGTCTGGTTGGATCCAGCCGCTCGAGGAGGATGAGGAATGAAAAAAGTTTTCAAGGTGCTGCGGAAGATCGATGACAGTTGGGTTGGCGATCTGCTAGGTTGTGTTTTCGTGTTCGCGCTGATCCCCAGCGTGTGGTTTTTGCTGTATGGGTTTGGGTGGTGATGATGCGGATAAACATTGGGAACATCCAGCAGTGGGCGGACGAGATCCGCACCATGACGGACGATCAGGAAACTTTGCTCGATACGCTCGACGGCCAAACTGACGCGCTCGATGTGTTGGATGCGCTGGTGATCGAGCGGGCCAAGGCGTCGGCCGCAGAAGATGCAGCGAAAGGCGTGGCATCGATGTTCAATGATCGAGCCAAACGGCAGGCCGAAAAGCAGGCCAGCCTGTCCCGGATGATGGGCAAGGTGCTGGATGCAATCGGAGAGACAAAGATTCAGCGCCCTATCGGCACGATCAGCCGCACAAAAGCCCGGCAATCGCTTGAGGTTTACGATGAGGCTGAGATCCCGTCTCAGCTTATGCGCACAAAGATTACGATCGAGCCTGACACGGCCGCAATCAAAGCTCAGCTCGAGGCTGGGGTAATAGTGCCCGGGGCGCAGTTCAAGACTGGCGAGCCCGGCATCACAGTGAGGATTAAATGATGGAAAAGCTGATCGAAGCAATGAAGCTGATCAACGACCTCAACCGGACGCACGGCATCGTCCAGCGAGGCGGCAAAAAATACACCGAGGTTTCGGTGCGGATCGAGGCGTTCCGGCAAGTGTTTGGCACAGAGCTTGGCATCAACACGATGGTGCTGGTCGATGACGGCAAGCGCGTCGTTGTCAAAGCAATGATCAGCACGGCCAACGATCATGTGATTGGATCCGGCATGGCCGAGGAGATCCGGGGCAGCTCGAACGTAAACAAGACAAGCGCCCTCGAGAACTGCGAGACAAGCGCCATAGGCCGCGCTCTGGCAGCGATCGGCTTGCATGGCGGGACATATGCCAGCGCAAACGAGATGGCCTCTGTAGGACGCAAAGAAGAGGCGCAGCGGGCGGCTCCGGCCGAGCCAAAGGAAGATGCGTTCGGTCTGCCCCCGGCGACCTATCAGATCTTCACGCATACGGGCGCACCATACAAAGCGCCTTCCGATAACTTGACGTTCCAAGCGGGCGCTCTGGTCGAGCTGATGAAGCTCTATGCGAAAAGCGATAAAGACCGGGATGGTAATGCGGTTGCATTACGCACTCGCATGACAATGATCCGCGAGCTGAAGGAAGCAAACACCGCCGGGCTGCTGGCATTCCTGTCGGCCGAAGGGTCAAAGCACTTTGACGAGATCTATAAGAAGATCCTCGCAGCATTGGGCGCAAAGATGAATGAAGAGGATGAGCAGGATGAAGATGAAGGTAACTGATCGCAAGGAGCAAGTGATCAACTGGCTGCGCGAACGTCGCGGCCAGAAGGTCCGGCAGGAAGATCTGGCGAAAGAGTGCGGCATCACGCAGCAGATGATCAGCCGGGTAATCCGGGATCTGGTCTTGGAGAAGCGGGTTCAGCGGATGAGATCGATCGGCTTTCAAGTGGTCGGCATCGATGGCTAAAGATTGGGAAGGTGAAATCCGGCGTGATAAGTTGGCAGATGAGATTATCAAGGCCGCAGCTAAAGTTTCTGGCATTCGGGTCGATACTCTTATTGGATACGATCGGCGGCAGAAAATCTTCCGAGTAAGAGCGCTGACAATGCTTGCCATTCGAGAGGACGCAAAGGTCCCTTGGTCTGCCATTGCCCGCAAGTTTAGTTGGCGGCATCATACCTCTATCATTCATGCTGTTGATCAAGCCCGGGGAATGGAAATGTTGGAAACTTACCAAAAAATATTATCCGACATCAGGCTCGAGGTTGCCATCTCGACCGGGAAGAAACAGCAGGGCCAACATTGCGACATTTGCAACGGGCCCTGCATTCACTATCAAGCTTAGGAAATCGCGTGAGGCGCAGTCGCAGTTTGGATTGTAGCGCAATTCGGTTAGCAGACCAAAAACCGCTCGTAGTGCATAGACATTACGGGTTGGTTAGCGCCTCACGCCCCCTCATTATCAGATCGAAAGACAGACACAAGATGGACTATCCAGCACTGCTTGAGGCCCGGCTTAAACGAGATGCAGAACGCATCTGCATAGAGATTTTTCATCGCCGCAATGTTAGTGGGCTTGTGTTGTCAGAGCTAAGCGAAGAGATCTTAGGGATCGTCGAGCGGGAACTCTCTAACTTTCACAGGCCAACGGCCAGACCAAGGATGATCAATGCAAAAATCGGATCTGCTCGAAATCTCCAAAGCCCTAGTCACAAAAGACAGACATGAAACGCACGGAGAGGCTCGTCATAACTTTGCATTGGTGGCGGCGTATTGGTCGGCTCACCTTAGCCTAGAGCTTGACGCAACAGACGTTGCAATTATGATGACGTTGTTCAAGCTTGCTCGAGCCAAGCACAATCGATCCAACCTCGAAAATTGGGTTGATGGTATTGGATACTTGGCCTGCGGTGGAGAGATCGCGACCGAGGACCCACTATCGGATAAGCCCTGCGTGGGGTAGAGAAAGCAGGGCTCCACGGCCTATGCGCTCAGGGTGCAGACAACCCCCACAACATCATCCTATCGCGGCGGTGTGCCGCATCACTTCGCCTCGATCACGATGCACAGTGATGCATTTCATGGTGCTTCTGCCAGTGTAACCAAAGCCAGCAGCGGCTGCGTCCCGGGTTGTAATAGCACGATGCGACTCCCAGAATATCCCCCCGATATCCTTTGAGCTGTCTTGGTGGATGTGCCCGGAATCCAAATACCGCCAATATGTCCTGCCCCAGATCGGGGCGTAAACATCAGCCACTTGCATCGCAAGGCGCTCCGGCTTGGTTTTATCGCCATGATGTGCGGCCAAAAGGTTGCGGCCAAACTCCCAGCACCAAAGCTTGCTTGGGTTCCAATGCACTGTGACGCGATCGTCGGTTTCGTATTTCATAACCAAAGCAATCCCGAGCATCTGCGTGAAGTCGGGATCGTGATTGCCCGCAAGCACAACGACATCGATCTGCTTGTGCTTTGCTTTTGCCGCCTCGATCATTGCAACGTGCGATCGGACCGCAGCCATTGCCGCCTGCGCAAACCGCCCATCGACATCGAGGATGTGCCCGCTAGTCGGCGTCATGTTCTTGCTGTCGTTTTGATGGAGCGTATCGCCCAGATTGAGAATGATTGCCTTGTCGGTATATGGCGCAGCATTGATCAACATCGATGACGCCTCGGCCATGCGCTGAGCTGCAATCTCGATGCTGTATTCTTCGCCCGTATCATCTTTCCAAGCCCGCATTCCAAAATGCACATCGGCAATCAAATACCGGGGGAGCAGGTCATGCGAAACATTGTCGGGCATAGAAGCTGGCAACGGCTGGGGAACAGATCCCAAAGCCTCGCGGAATAGATCCGCCCATGGCGTCACCTCGTCCTGTGACAGCCCGGACTTCCAGAACACCGAATCCCAAGATCCGGTTTCCTTGTTTTGAACGCGCCGCCAGCCATGCTTTCCAGTGTCGGCAGATAAGCCTGTGCTTTCTAGCGCAGCAACAATGCCCTCGTCTGCGTTGAGCCAAGCCTCGGCGGCGGCATAGGCCCGGCGCACATAAGCTTTGTCGATCTGCAATTCCTTGGCGGCAGCAGTTTTACTCCCAAGGCGTTTAACCACATCGTAGATCTCGCGCTGACGAGGTGTCATTTGCCACACCCGGCATCGATCTGCTGGATCAGTAACGCGCCCGTGACCATCGAGCGGGGGCCACCATCCGCCACCAGCGCCGCAGCATGGGCTGTCCTGCTTTGCGCCGTGCCATTACAGATCGCGCTGTCGCTGAGCCCTGCGGCGCAACCACTCAGCAGCAGCGTCAGGGTCAGGCATAGGCTCGACCGCATCAATACGTTTTGAGGCGTCAACATAACGTCCATACTCCTCGATCTTCGCAGCCTGTCGCCCAGCCGATCTTCCCGCCAACCACATGGCAAGAGAATACAGCAACGGCTTAAGCAACGAAGTAATGAAGCTGCTCATTTTTTCTTTGCGGTCTTTGCCGACGCAACAAATGCAGCCTTTGTTGGCGCTCCCTTTGTCCCGGGCTCGCGCATCTTCTCACCGGATCCAGCTTTGATGCGATCTTTCTTGGCCGCGATGTTTGCATAAAGACCTTTTGCCATCTTAGGATGCCTTCCGTTTTGCAATCACAGACCAAACTGCAACAAGGATAGTTGCCGCAGCACCGCCCAGCGCAGTGGCCGTCTCACTATCGACGAGCCCTTTCCCCACCAAGTATCCACCCAGCGCTGACGCCAATGCCCGGGCTACCCCGGCAAACTCAGTTGCACTCATTTTTTGATTCCCTGAAACATTGCCAAGATGGCGTTGAAGATTGCAGCCAAGACGGATTCCGTCTCAGCCTTTTCTGTTGAAGCGACAGTGTGCATATCGGCAGTCACGGGCGTTAAGAACAACGCGACTTCCGCATTGCGGCGATTAACCAAGCCCTGAACAATCTCACCGCCAGCCTTGTTCCACATCTTGAATGCGGCCGCTGCTCGATCTTTGTTGCCAGCATTCAGTTCGCGCAGAACAGTAGACTTGGAGAATGCCCCGGTCCCGATGTTATACGCCAATGACACACAAGCACCAAACTCATTTGCATTTACCTTTGCCAAGATCAGCGCATCCACTTTGGCGGCAAAAGCATCGACACCCTGACGCAGCAGATCCTCGGCTCGTTCTTGCGTGATGGTCATGCCTTTGGCTGGCTCGATGCCAAGTCCGGCTGCGGCCGTTGTGCCGTAACCGATCGTCCAGATCCCAACGATGTCTTTGTAGGCCGTTAGCTTGCAGCCTTCGTATTGCTTGATGAGATCAAGTGTGGCTTTGTTCACGCTCACTTGTGTATATCCTTTTGAATTTCATCTAGCTTCTTGAAGATATTGGATAGCGCATCCTTTATCTCTTTGAGTTCGCGGTCATGGCCTTCTTTAGTCAATGAAAATTCAGTTTTTATGACAGCGATTTCTGTCTGATGGCCTTGTGTCATCTTGTAGTGTGCCCACATGAACGCAACAATCGGTAGCACCGCAAACTGCAGCAAGAGCTTCGCCAATTCCATTAGGTCCATCTCCTGCTGCATAGCATTTACTCCGGCTGAATCGGCCAAGTGATGTCGGTGGGAAAGCTTTCTTGCTGAGGAAGATCCAGCAAAGCCCGGCGATATGCCGCCCACTCAGTTTGCTTTTCTGCCGTGAGATCTGCCCAGCGCAATGGATTGGAAACAAGCGGATCAACCACAACAGTCAAAGCGCGGTCGCGTTCTTTTCGCGCATCTGCCGCCAGCTTTTCCAGATCCGGCGCGGGCGGGAAGAATTGTGCGCCGTCATAAGACCAGCCAATCCAAGCCTCGCCAGTTATGTTGGGCCAGCTTGCGCACCAATCGGGAATGTTAGCCCGATCGATCTCAAGCACGTTGACCACTTTGCCGTCTTTAATCTCAGCCTTTTGCATGATCATCACCCAATTGTCCAAACGCGAACTTCACCACGCGCACCCGCGCCGCTTGTCACAGTTCCAGAAGTTACTGTTGAAGTGCTAGATGCTGCACCCCCGCCACCGCCCGGAGCTGATCCTGCCGTTGCAACGGCACTAGTTCCAATAGCTCCAGCGCCGCCATCACCAGCAAACTTAGAGCCTCCAGCATTCGCTGAACTGGACGTTCCATTACTGCCTCCGCCTCCGCCGCCGTAAACAGCACTTACATTGTCTTGTGCTGCAAAATCGCTGGATGAGTCGCCACCAACATGACCATCAAACGGATGATTAAATAGAAGCGGCGCATTTGCGGTTGAGGTTGAGCTAGGCCCAGAAGTTGCCGCAGTTGGACCATAACCGCCAAAAGATGATGCCCCCCCAATGGCTCCAGTTGTGCTGGTTCCACTTCCGGAGGCAGTTCGCGCAGCGCCTCCCGCACCAACTGTTACGGAAACAGTTGCCCCTAAGCTGGATGCCAAAACAGAGGCAATAAAGCCGCCACCGCCTTGACCTCCATTAACGTATCTAAGGGTTCCACTGCCCCTGAAATAAGCGCAGCCAGACGTTCCGCCGCCCATTACATGGAAGTGAACAACAGCGTTTGCGGAAACCCCAGATGGCTTAGTCCAAGTGCCTGATGCGGTGAAAACTTGATAGTCAATCACGCTACCCCATGTCGGCGCACCAGCCCCGCCAGAAACCAAAACCTGTCCAGCCGTTCCAGCGGCATTTGCGGCCAACGCGGTTGTGCTTGTGGCATAGGCAATGCCACCCGCTGCGGCAAACGTCCCAAAGGATTTGCCGTCCGTTGATGCGGCATCCCCGGAAATACTGATAGGCCAAGTCCCAGATGTTCCTGTGCCAGTCAGAGGAGCCTTGCTATCAATCTGCGTTTGGATTGCAGAAGTGACGCCATCAACATAGCCCAGCTCGGTTGCGGTCAAGCCTGCCGGGGTTCCGGTAAGTTTGTTTATCTCGGCCACTGAGGCGGTCACGCCAACAATGTCTGATGGAGCAAGCGCATCCTTAACAAAGGTTTTGATCTGGGATCCAGTCACCTTCTTTGATGTGCCGCTGTCATTGATCTCGAACTCTTGGGTTCCAGAAACTGACGCGGCAGCAGTAAGCTGAGAGATCTTGACGCTCGCCATTAGTTAATCCTCTTCCATCCACCATTGATGTGTTGATAGACTTTTTCCGGAATGGTCCATTGCCCGTTCACGTTAGCATAGATTGTAGAAGCCTTCCAGTTTCCTTGCAATTTGCCATATACCACCGAGGAAAAGACAGTATAGGTCGGCTGCACAACAATTGATGACACCCCGACGTTTTGCTGAATTTCGCCAGTCACCCGGGTATCGCCATTTTCCGTAATGCGCGTATCGCCATTTTCCGTGATGCGATCTGAGCTGTCGGCAAACGGGCCCAGAAAACCCTTCGTCAAATATCTAGGCGTAGTCACAAGGGATCCGGATGCGCTCTTGTCGAAAGCGCCAACAAACTTAAACCCGGCAACAGATGTAAAGCTACCAGACCCAGCAAGAGCCGTTGAGCCGTGCAAGATCTTCAGGCCGAGCGGCGAAAGAGATCCTGCGGCTTGAACATTGAGCAAACCCCGCGCCCTTGTTTTCCCAACAACGGCCATTGATCCCGCAGCCGATACGTTCAGCCTGCCAACAAACTTACCAAGACCCGCTGAAAGCTCGCTCCCGGTCGAGGCCAATGGGCTTGCGCCTGTGGCCTTTAGGTTTGCCGTGACGGATATAGTCGCAGCGCCGGAGAGAACCGCATAGCCGTCCAGAAAGCCCTCAGTAACCCGAGAGTCCCCGTCCTCGAGGATACGAAGATCGCCAGATTCTAGTGAGCGATAGCCTTCCACCCTGCCCTCCTGCGGCTTAGGCTAGGGTCAGGTCAATGTTGCCGATCGCAAACTCAAGAGTGTCCCCATCCGCAATGGTTTTGGATGCGGTCATGGCCCCATGCCACAAGAGGCTTCCTGCGGTGACAGCGGTGAAGATCCCGATATGGGTAATTGTGCCCCAGCTCCCGCCCGCTGCGGTAAAGGTTACGGCCGTGCTGTTGTCTGTCGTGCCGCCGGGAGTGGCCGCAGCGGAGAACGTGACTGCCTGCCGGGCATACCCGTTGCCCGATACCTCAGTGCCGCCGCCAGAGTCGGAAGGCGCTGCGGTGTAAAGCGCAACATACCAAGCAGTCGGCCGAGTTGCTGATCCGGTTGTCATCAGCCAATCAAGCAGGAGCTTTTCAGAGAAATCAGAGAGTGCCGACATTTTGCATTATCCTTATGCTGAGACTTTGAACCAGAGATCACCATTGACCCCGCCGCTCGGGGAGCTGGTGCTAACTGTTATTCGGTCTGTTGGTTCCGTGTAGATAGTCGCTTCCCCGGTGATCGTGTCAAAGTAAAGGAACTTTCCTTTTCTCGCCTCGATGTCGGGAAGGATAACGCCGGGGGAGATCTCATACGGGCTGAACTGAATACCTCGAGAGATCTTCTCATCGAGCTGTTGCAGCATGATAACCAGCGAGTCGAATTGCTGGTTGACGGCCGCTGTTTGAAAGTCGCCGCCGGGCTCGAAGTCTGTGACGCGGGCAAGCGCCATATCGCCAATGATGGTGATCACATCTGCCGCAACCACGGCCGTTCCGCTGCCCGTTCCGGTTAGCGTGATGGATCCGGTTCCATCGAGGTTAAGCGAAACAGTGTAGTGCGAGGTTAGATCGAGCGGAATGCTGTTTTTGTAAACCGCAATATCCGTTTGGCTTATGACGTTGAAGGTGAACTGGAATGGGCCAAGCCCAGTATTCCCAGAATACTGAGCCTTTCTCGGCACATCATTGATTGCGATTTCTGCCATGCCTTACCCTTCCGCTACTCTGTTTTTACCAGATATCACTGCCCAAACATAGCGCCAAGATTGGGCGCTCGATCTGGTGTCATCTGGCCCGGACGCCACCAATACTCTTGGCCGCGATCCTTCTTATATTTCTTCTCGAGATCCCGCATCCGTTTCTTGGCGTCGGGGTCTATCATCATGCGGACCTGATCGATCACAGTGCGCTCGAGCGCCCCCCGAATATACCACACCGACGCCCCGGGCATATACCGAGATGCAAAGCCCAGCGCCTCCGATGCAATGTTGGTGTCCTGTCCGTTGACCATTTGCTGCATATTGCCAATCGTCAGGTTCTTAAGATCCTGAGCCAAGCCAACAACTGGACCCGCGATAGTTTCGGCCAGACCTCGATCATAGCGATTGAGATCTGCAAAGAGGAAATCACCAAAGATCGAAAGCCCGCCGCCTTGCAACATGGCCGCGCCCCAGAACGCGGCATTCGGTGTCCCCTTGTTGCTGAACATCTCGATCGGGTCGCGCTGCTTCACAATCTCTTTGGTCTGCATTGCCAGAGCGCCCATCAGCGTCGTGCTGACAACGAGGCCCGCCAGATATTTGCCCTTGTTCAAAGCGCCATCGGCCGTGATGCCGCGCATGATGTGCGTGTTCAGCAGGGTGACGGAGAAATTTTTATACATGGCAAACGAGCGCAGGATCTCACCTGAAATCGTGCCGGGCTTCACATCACCTGTAAGAGCCACGCGGCCGCGCAATGACGTTGACGGAATGGCATAGTTGGTTTCCGTGTCGATCATCATCAGGAGCTTGTCGGCAATGTCGTTTGCCAGCCGGGGATCGATGTCGGTGCGAGCTGCAACATCGTCGGCCCGCAGGAATTGCGCCCCCTGATAATCGTAAAGAGGCGTCTTGCGCAGGATCTCCCAGCGATCTTCCCCGATGCCATACTTCGACAAGGCCGAGCGAAGGTTTGGATCGAGCCCATCGAAGGACTTCCCGGCGTTGTCGGCCAGCGTTCCGAGGAACTCCATGCCAAACGTCCAGCGCCCGGCTTGCGTCCACGGCGACAGCAACGAAGCCCTCATAACGAAGTCACTAACCCGGCGCATTACCTCTGGCCCGGACATATCGCCAACAAAGCGCATCTGCCCAGCAGCCATTGTTGACCAGCCTTCAGCGGTAAGGCCGAGGCGCAATGCCAAGCGCCCCTTGTCCTCGGATGCAACCAGCATCTTAAGCGTATCGTTGATCGTATTCATTTGCGGCAGGCCGTTGAATTGCCGCGTCATGCGTTGAAAGTTGAGATCCGTCAAAGCCGCCAATGCGGCCGACCCGAGCTGCGCCGCCTGCAAGCCTTGCCGGATGCCCGCCATTGTCAGGGCCATCGTTGAATTGATGGGCGAGCTGTTTGACCCGGTGATCATTCCATAGATATCGCTCATCGTCTTGGACGCCGACGCGGCATTTGGGACGTTTGCCTTTGTCATGCTTTGGCTGATGAAATTCAGCGTTGCCGTCGGGTTGGGCCCCAGCCGCTCCATCAGCGCAATCTCTTTTGACATGATATCGATATGCCCAAGCATCACATCGAACGGCTCAGGGTTGCCGAATTTGTCTTGGTATTCCATCCACGAATCGGCGCTTTTGAAAACAAAGAAGCGGTGATCTTGATGCCGGGATGCAATAGACTTGCCCGCGCCCTGACCTTTCGGAACCATCTTGCTGACGCCGTTCGTGCTGATCGTCTCATAAGCGTCTTTCAATGCCAACTCGAGCCGCTCAGGCGTGAATGGAAGTCCGCTGCGCTGATCGATCATCTTTGCCATATCGATGCGCTGCACGATGTAAGAGCGCCAATCGTTATACCCTGCGGCCTTGACCTTCTCTGCGCTGTGGCTTTGAGGCAATGCCCAATCCGAGCGTTTTGATATCGCTCCGCCTGCCGCATTGTATCTCGATGCCAGATAGTCCGACGCCTTGGCCCATGCCGTCGCCATCTCTCTTGCCGCTGCGTCGCCAGTGTTCTCGCCAAATGCTTCGCGGATGAGGTTCTTCATTGCGGCCTTGTTGCGGGTGCGGCCGATAATGTCGCGCCGGAAAGTTGCCAAGACCTGATCCATCATCGATGTCGCCCGGCGCTGGATCACATTGTGAAGCTGAGCAACGCTCGGATATCGGCTTAGAGTGTCCTGCTCGAGCAAAGCAACCGCAGCGGATCCCATATGCTTAACGTCGCCGCCTCGATAGGTTGCCATGTCCTTTTGGATAGACTTCCATGATTGAGCTTGCAGAAGAACGCGGCGCTTGCGCTGCACCGAGGCAATCTTCATTGCCGCCGCAGCATCGATTGCCGCCTTGCTCTGCGCTGGGCCCGGCCCCATCTGCTTATTGTATTGAGCCTCAAGCTCATCGAAGAGCCCGATTGCCTCATCGGCCTGCTCTTTGGTGATGGTCTTACCGATAGCGCCTTCGATGCAAGCTTTGAAACTCATATCCCGCAGATCCCCAATTGTTCGATGAACTTATCTTCTGCTTCCAGCATAGTCTTTATTTGAGCCATAGTCATTGTTTGCGGCACAATGTCGCCATTGGCATCTTGCACTAGACCAACCGATATCGTATCTGTTGCTTGCAGCTCGTCTATCATGTCGCGCTGCATGATCGCCACCTGATCAAACAAACTACCTTCAGGCATGGCGGCATTACCACCGCGCAAAGGTTTGGATCCTGCCACTTGCATGATCTGCTGTTGCGTAACAACATCGACGCCGGGGATCAGCGCTTGCTGGCCCGCCGACGTAAGCTCAAATTGAGCTTCATCATAAGAGGGAATCATGCGGTTATTTGTGGACAAGGATTCGGATGTGGTTGCCATCGAGGGCAAAGAGGCGCTTTGCTGGACATCCGGCAGCGGTTGGGGCGGAAGCCCCGAGCTGGCTCGAATGACGCTATCAGATGAGCGGGCCATCGAAGTGCCCGAGGCCAAGGTCGCCGCTTTGCTTGTGGCGATAGGCGCTCCAATGCCAAGCTTTTCTTTGAAAGATGCGTCAAGCTGATCCGTCACTGCCCCGTAAAGCTCTTTCATCTGAGCTTCGAGCTTGGCCTTAACGTCCAATGGGGTATCTGGGTTGTTCCAGATATCATACATATCATGGCCGGATGGGCCAAACTTGCTTGGGTTTTCCTTTGCATCCCGCATTCCCGGGGGCCAGACTTGGATCTCGCCAAGACCGCCATCGTCAAACACAACCATAAGCTTGCGGTCAAAATAACCAACATCGGTTTTGATCCACCCTTCATCGATGAGGTGAAACCGCTTTGCCAGCCCGGCAACAAAAGCATCTGCCTCGGCTATTGTGTTCACACTGATGCCAGTGCGAGCTGCGTCGGTAATAGTCTGATACTTACCAACGCGCCCTTTCTTCAGAAGCTTCTCGTCGATCTTTTTAAGTGTCTTTACCGGGGCCGCTTCAAAAACAAACCCGAGATCTGCCGCAATTTTTTGGGCTTCTGCGTTTAGGTCGCCGTGGTTTTTGGTTGCCATCTCGATATATGGCACAACATCCTTTGGCTGTCTGGCCTGTAGCTGCTGTTGAATTGTGCGGAGATCCGCATCCGTCAGATCCTTAGCGATGACAAAGCGGCGCTTGGTCTTTCCCATCGTATCTTGTTTGAAGATGCGATCGACGGCTTTGATCGCCTGCTCTCGTTTATACTCTCCCTCATTAACAATCTTGACGGGCATCTCAGCCCACCCGGCCTGATCCGCAATTGCATAGGTCGAGTTTCCGTCGAGGATGGAATATGTCCCGTCCCCATTGTCGGCAACAAGGATTGCGCCGCGCTTTTCAATTTCGCCTCGAGCTGCTTGCTGCATGAACGGCACAGCGTTGCGGACGCCTTCTGGCCGCACTTTGACAGGCACGATCTTAGATACCGGAATGAGGGTGTCGCCCTTTTGGAGCTTCATATACGGCTTCCAATCGGCCTCGATATCACCGGGCTGAAGAACTTGCGGGATCTCGGCTGCGGGAGCTGGCGCGGCTTCAGGTGCAGGAAACATATCCTGCGTTAACTGATCGATCTGCTGCTCGGCCGCTACGCCGTTTGGTTCTTCGAATCCATCAAGGACTGGTTCTTTGCCGACTGTATCTGCGCTGCCCGGCGACGGACCATCGAGAGTGCGCCCAATGTCGCTAGAAGATATCCGGTCGAGATCGCCTGTTGCAATTGCATTGCGGACTGATTCGAGGAAGTCTCGGGTTGGACGCCCATAACTTCCGGTGTCGCGGAAGGCTCTGGCTGCGGCTGAGAGGGCATCAGAGACGGGCCCTTTGCGGTTGGCAAGGGTTTGGAGGAGGGCGATGGTTTGCGCATCTTGGGTTGCTTTCTGCTCGTTGAGCTGACGATCGAGGACGTTCCCGCCTTCTGCTTCGATGCGGTCTGCGTTTCGCGTTAGGTTGGCGAATGTCGCCTTGTCCTGCTTGAGCTGGCGATAAGCTTGGTCGAGGATCTTTGCCCGCTCGGTGAATAGGCTTTCCGTTACAGTCTCTTCCCCAAACAGGGAGAATTGCTGCACTTGCTCGGCGTCGGCTTCTCGCACTTGCCGGACAATCGCCTCTGCCTGAAACACATTGGCGGGCTCAGACTTTGCCAAGATCTTTACCGCAGCGTCTTGCAGATCTTTCCTGTCGCTGAGAACGCGGCCGATGATCGCGCCATAGTTTGCCGGGATCACCTCGTTGATGATCGCGCCAAAGGCGTTGTCGGTCAGGTTGATCATGTCATTCGCTTGGCGAACCAAGACGGACGAAGGCGGAAGCGTCTTGCCAATCAGCGAAGAAAAGCCCGCCGGGTCGATCCGCGCCACCTTTGCGGCATCGATCGCGGATCCGCTGCCCTCTGCGATGTTCTTGATTGCGGCCACAACCATAGCCTGTTCAGGCGTCACGCCGTCGGCTTCGCGCAACTTGCGCCCATAGATCACGACATTCTGAGATGGATCCTCAGACATGATCCGCTTTGCAAGCCCGAGGCGCTGGTGTCCATCTGCCACAAACATCCGGCCGTCGGCATATTCATAGACGAGGATCTCGCCGCCCAAGATTGGATCCCAGACCTTAACGCCGCGCAGGCGCTCGGACACACCGAAAGCGTCGCCGCCCATCTTGAACTGGAACGTCTTTGCATCGACGCCAATTTCATTCGGATTGAACCGGAATACAAACCCATCGAGGTTGTCGGCCTGCTGCAAGATTGCGTCGGGCTTCACCATCTCGATCGGCACGGCTTTGATCTTTGGCACTTCGCCATTGAATAGGCTGCGCTGAGCGTCGGCCATTGTGCTGGCATGATCAATGATTGTGCCGACCGGATTGCCGGAAATCGGATTGCTGGTTTCGATGTCTTGAAGATCCTGCGCAAGCGTAATGGCCGTGTTTGCTTCGCGGCTGATCTTTACCCCGGCAGACTTCAACGTCTCGACCCCGGAGATCATTTGATCAGGCGTGAGCATCCGATCAAGTTGCGGTTGCGACGAATCAAGAAAATCGATTAACGCCCGCGTCGGCTTTGTTACGCCGGAATTAATATCGATGCCCCGGGAGACAGCGCCAGCGCCAGCGCCTGCAATGGCCTTGGCCCCAGCCCCAGCAATTGGGAGCGCACCGCCGACAAGAGCTGCGCCAACCACATTGTTGATAAAGTCTTGTGAGGTGTATTCCAGACCGACCTTGCCATACCATTCAGCGATAGCGGGTTGCAAAGCCGCTTCAGATCCGCCGTTGATCAAAGCTTCACGCAAAGCAAACCCGGTCAAGGATTTCGCTCCGGCCCCGCCAAAAGCAAGATACGGCACGTTGCTGGGATCAACCGCGCCAGCGCTTAACGCGCCAAGGAACTGAGCCACCCCGATCATAAAGCCTTCGCTATTTTGATCTACGGCCGCAAAATCCGCAGCGGCAAGCTTTGCCTCTGTTATTGTTTTTTCGTTAAGAGCCTCGAAGCTCATCAAGTCCAAGATTGGCTTTGGGATTAGGCCCGGGCTTTTTGTGTTTGCCTCCGTAACGAAATCCATGAACTCCTTGGCCCGCCAGCGATACATTTGCTCGGGGTTTCCGGCGGTAGCTGAGATGCCGATACCGACATTCAAATGATCTGCGGGCGAGTAGAAATTTGACCCTGTAAGCTCATTGACCTGATCAACCATCGGGCCCCAAAGGTCGCGCAAAATTGCAGAGGACGCCTGACCCCCATCGTGGTAATTGGCAGACTTCTGTGACGCATAGTAGTTTTCTGAGAATGTCCCTGCTTGGGTGCTTCGAACTGCATCAGCCTGAAGCGCGGTCGGGTCGAACTTGTCAAAGATCATTGGGATCCCCCGCCCATTTTGTTCAGATCAAGCAGAATGCGCGTTCCGTTTTTGTCGGCCCAATCTACGGACATTCCGTTAAATGAAGAGCGCAAGGTCCATACTGTCTTGCCGTTCTCTTGGCCAAGATTGAAGGGATACCAATCCGAGCCCGGCAAAGCCTCAACCGGGAAATCAACCAAGTCGGACTTGTTGGAAACGAATGCGGCAAGGAAGTTTTTGCCATAGTCCGGATAGCCGACTGGATCACTCAGCAGATCGATGAATGTTGGCGTAAGCCCACGCGGGACCAGAGCCGGGGAGCTGAACTCATTTGAAACAGTCATGTTGCCCATCGCAGCATCGATGAACTCATTGTATTTTTCAGCGTCAAACCCTGTGGCGGCAGATGGGTTTTGAGCGGCATAATCGGAATACATCGCATCGGCCGCGACGATTACCGATTCGCGATATTTCGGCAAAGAATACAGCGCGCCGCCAAGGCGTTCATCTGCCGTGTTCTTTGGATCATTGCCGCCAAGCGACGACGGCTTTTCCACCTTCAAACCACGCAACACAGCTTGAGCAACATCCAAATTGCCATCAGCGACAAGCCCGCCAACATGGGCGTAAATCGATTTGTCGGCCCCAATCTCAGCAAGGATCCGCTCGGCCGTCGGCCCGCCGCCGCGAACAATGCCATCGAGCATAACAAGTTGTTGCCCGACGGATCCGGCCTCGAGGGTTGCGGTAAATTGTGCCTTCTCCTGCGGCAAGAAGATGTTTTGCCCTGACGTTCCAAAGCGGGCCTCAAGCTTGGTTACGTCATCGAGCCTGCGTTCAAACGACTGGACAACAGTTTCCGGGCTTTTGAAATCCAGCGGTTGCCCAACAACGTGGGCATTCCCTTGCGCGTCGACGAGCTGGATCCGCTGCGCCCGTGCAAACGATAGCGCATCGCCTTTTGCGATTGCATCAGACTGCGACGCCTGTAACCCCATCAAGAGCTTTGCCCGGCGACCATTCATCGCAAGGGCTTCCATTGTAGTCATGCCCGTTGGAGTTTGCGCTGGGATATCCTGCGCCAGCTTTTGAATGAACGCGTTTTGCTGGGGCGATGTCATCTCGCGCCAATCGGCAAAGTCTTTGGAGATCTGTTTGATCTCAGTTACCTTCGTCAAAAGCTCGGCCGTCATCTGGCTTTCTGGAACCTTGGCGATTTGCGCCGTGATCTCAGTAATCGCAAGTTGGACAACCGCCGGGTTTGGATTTGTCTGATCGAGCTGCTGACCCAGAACATCAATGGCCGTGCCAATCTGCGCAATGACCGGGCCCGCCGTTTCTTTGTCCGCTTTCAGCGCATCAGCCGCAGCCAGATCGAGCGCCTTTTGCGCCGCATCCCGCGCCTGCGTTGCAAAGTTAAGCATTGATGTTTCATCGGTAGTATCCAGCCCGGGGCCTCCGACGCCGGGAACGCCCGAGGTTAGGCGCGTGACTTCGCTGTTCAGCTCATCGACGTTCATGCCGCGAACGCCTGAGACAAAGGTTATGTCGGCCTGAAGGTTGGCAACCTTGCCTGCCAAAGTGGGATCGAACTCTGCGAGAGCCTGAGCTTTTTCTTGCAGAGCGGCGATACGAGTCGGATCCGGCGTCCCGCCCGAACCAAGAACCTTGGCCTCGGATTGGAGCTGGTCCGACAATGTGCTTGCATCGACCCGGAGCGATTCCGTCCGTGTGTTGTAGATCGTGCTGGACTTGCTCCAAAGCGAAAGCGTGTCGGTGTAATCTAAGCCCGGCAGCGGTTTGTCCGGCGGCGTCATTGCCCTAGCTTTGAGATCCGCAAGAGGCATGGTCATGGCGGAAAAGGCTGCGTGTTCCGTCACAGCATCCTTTAAAGCTGATGCCGCCCATGCCGCCGCTTTGTCCGGCTTGACGCCAGCATCAATCAAAAGGTTCATGCGATTTTGCGACATGGTGTAAAGCGTTTCCGGCGTGATGCCGGGGATCAGCGCCGTCTGCATCATGTTGGCCGCGTAGAGCTTGCCAGCGTCCTCTATGCGAGAGGATTGAGCCGCCTTGGCCTGAGACTCAACATAGGAACCATAGCGCTGTATGGCCTGATCTGACGCCTCTGCAATGCGAATGCGCAGCATCCCGGCGGCGTCCGGATCTAGCGTCGAAAGCGTTGCGGCATATCCGTCGGTAATGTCGGCCAGATGCGACGAAACATCCGCGATCGACATTCCAGTTTTTTGCGCGTCTTGCAAAAGGCTGTTGATGTCCTTGTCGGACTGCATCTGGATCTCAGCCGAGGCAATGCGGTTGGCCGATTGGAACGCCACTGTGTCGAAAGTGGTTGTCGGGCCCCCAGCTTTTTGGATCCGGCTCAGCGTTTCGACCGCGCCGAGATCCGCGACTGTCTGCTTGGCGCGTTGCTCTGCCTTTTTCTCTGCGAAGCCAAATGCGAAATCCGCCATACGACCGAGGCTTTGGCCTATGCTTTGAGCAGCATTGGCTTGCTCTCGGATGTTTGCGAAGTCCAATTGCGCTGGCTGTGCGGCCCTCACCCCAAGACGTTCGTAGCGCGGAAGCATCGCCATAGTTTTACCTCTTGGTTAGTTAGAGCGGAACATCCCGCCTTGTGAGACAGGGTTGTAAGTCTGCGCCGGAAACAAACTGAAAGTCGGATTAAGATCGAGAGCCCGGCCAATTCCATAACCGAGCGACCCGGCAGCTTGACCAATTCCAGCAACAAACGCAGATTGCCCGGCCTGCCTGTAGATTGCAGCCTGAGCCTGCGCCCCGGCCGTTGCAAGGACAGCATTGTCCAGAGCCGTGCCGTATTCCGATGAGGCTTCAGCTCGAGCAAACTCCTGCATCACTCGAGCGGATCCGCTTGTGGGATCGACGTTGCCAGCCCCGGCCATTGCAATTGTCGCGGCAAGGGTTTCGTTTAGGTTGCGCAAAACATCCGCGCCCTGTTGACGATATGCGATTGCCTGAGAGCGCCCTTGGATCTTTGCTTGAGCCGCCTGCGCGTTGTATTGCTGTCGCTGGGCGGCGCCGCCAGCAATAGACGAAGCCGCTGAAGCCGCCATCAATACAGTTTCGATGCCCATCTTATTCTCCCAGACTCAAGCGGTATTCCATACCGATTAAGTTAAGCTTCAACGGATAGGGCTGCGTTATGCTGATCTGCCCCGTCTCAGTATAACCCAGAATGCCATGCACTGTCTTTAGCCCTGTAACGAGCCCGACGGCCTCATCAAGCGGCGTGGTCCCATAGGACGTAAACGGAACTGTTGTGCCGTTGATCGCCATGCTTTGGCTGTCTTTGACCAAGGCATCGACCCGCAGGACGCGCTTCTTTACGCCAACAGAAGTCCCGGTTGATAGGTTTGGTTCTTGCGGCATGGTTCTGATCAAAACATCAAAGTCGATGCCGATCTGATACGATGTGGTTGCGGGCGAGGTAAACGTGATTTGATACGGGGATGTATTGGGAACAGTTTGGTTTGCATCAACAAAGCCGTTACGCAAGATCTTTACTTGCGTGTTGCGAAGGTGAGCAACTGCAACTGAGGATCCAGATGTTCCTACAATTGCGCTGTCAACATTCACGCTCGATGAAAACCGCTCCAAGTAATACTTGGTTGATCCGTTAATCGTGCGTTTCACGATGACAAACACGCGATCGATCTCGACTGCAACGGCAAGGAATTGATCGTTATAGCTAACCCCAGTCGTGAACTCTGAGGCTGCAATGACGCCTTGGCTCGACAAGATCGAATAGACAGTCATCGTCCCGCCGTCGCCGTTTACGACGTAAAGCGTATCGGTTTCGTCAGTCGATGTTCCCCGCCGGACAGCGAGATCGACCGGGTTTTTCACAAGGTGAGAGCTGAGAACGGACAGCGGTTGGATTGAGTAGCTGGCCGTTGTGTCGGTGTATTGGAAGGCGTTGATCGATTTGCCGCTGCGCTGGATGAACACAGATGCGCCGTTTAGATCCTGAATGGGAACGCCTGCCTTTGTGCCCAATCGCGTTTGCGGGCGAACCAACAACGTGCTGGGCGTGATCGGGCCATTGCTGGAGTTGGCGATGATGAACTCGCCGCCCGTCGTGAAGATCCGCAGATCAGATCCGGATGCGACGTTGACGATTGCGTTGTATTGGTCGGTATTGAGCGTCGCCTCGAGCCCCTCGTCGGCTAAGCCAGTGCCAAGATCGAAGTCGAAATAATTGATAACCCGGGATCCCCAGATTGTATTGGTCCGGCTTTTTGACCCGCCAAAGTAAAGACGGCCTTGGTGGAACGTGGCTGATCTCGGCCAGCCGCGTGTGGCAGACCACGAATCTTCGTAGCCATGCTCGCTCGTCCACTTCCCGCTTGTGATTGCCGATGTATCAAAGAACGGAACCGTTGTGACGGCCTTCATCACTGTGTCGGAGATATATTCGACATATCGAGCGCGGCCAAAGCCAGACGTAACTTGCAGATATTCGCCAACAGTGACCTCGGCAAACGGCACGACCTTATAGCCCGTCGTTGAATTTGGGGCCGTTGTCCATGCAGGCGTAACAGTGGCAATCTTGGTGGAAGCCACATAACTCTCAATGTGCCGTGTTTGGCCCGATCCCGTGCCAGACGTTAGGACAATAAACATCCCTGCGGGCTGATCGTTTGTAGTAAACGACGTTGCACTCTTTAGCGTGATCGTTGTGCTGGTCCCGGCCTGAGCGTTTCCGGTATCTGTCGTTGCAGCCGATGCCGTGATGGTAACGTTGCCAGTTACTGCGCTGGGCGTGATTGTAAACTGAGGGGAATGCTCATCAAACTCATAAGCATATTTTGGGATGTTTGTGAGCGGAAGGTTTTCCCAAGTCCAGTTTGTGTCCGAGTTGCGAACAAGCCGTTTGGTCTGAAGATCTTGGTGGCAAATCACAATCGTATCGACGGCCTGCGTATAGTTTAACTCATCGAGCATGGCTGCGGTGAGCCCGGTCGCCGTGATATAGCTGTTCCCAGATCCGTTGATGTTGGTCTGCAAAACGCCTGCCTTAAAGACATAGATCCGGCCACTGACAAAGACCAACAGGTAACTGTCTGTCGTGCTGTATTCGAACGGCACAATCTTGAATGCGGTAAACCCGGTAAAGTCGTAAAGAAATTCGAGCCCGTCCCGGCGACGGACCCCGCCTTGTGGCTGGATCACCACGTTCTTTGCGGCCTCGAGCCCGTTTTGATATTGCTGCAAGTCGGTTCGCGATCTGAGCAGCGGATCCAGCTCCCCGCTGGTGAAGTTGGTCATAAACCGGACGATCCGCATTTCAATACCTCACAGAGATCAGCGAAAAATCCTCGATTGTTTTGCTTAGCTGGCCTCGGCTGTCGATGTTGACAGCTTCGCGGAACAAGCCGCCTCGATTGTTTTCGCCGAGCGAACCGAAAGCGACCGCCCGGTAATACTCGGCCTTTGATGCTTGGTCGGTGATCACCATTGCGATTTCCCCGGCAACCGCCGTTTTGAGCAAGCGCACGAAATAGGGGGGCATCGAGACTTCTGACACAGTGGATTGATAGTCGATATAGACTATTTCCATATTGGTTGTCAGCGTCGAGCCGTAGATCTCCCAGCCATAGTTGATTGGCCGGGCCGTCGATGATCCGCTGTCAAATACAGCAAGCGCACCGGAAAGCATATTGCTGGGGAGCTGATAAGCGTAGCGCCATTCGTTTGTTGGGGCCGTAGCCAAGCGCGAAAGCTGCACCTTGCGGACAGACCAAGACCACGCATAAGAACTTAGCAAGCTGTCGCGAATATCTGGGTAAAGGCGATTACACGCAGTCGCTGCGGGCGTCCCTTCGGTTAGAGACGAAATAACGCTGGCTCCAAGCATAACCAGCGCATCAGAACAAATCGAAACGTCAGTGTCGCCAGTTGCCATTTGCTACCCCAGCAGGAGGAAATGGGGCGACCTGAGCCGCCCCATCTTGGTTGTTAGTCGGTGTCGGTTGCAGCCAAGACAGTGCCGTCTGCAACGTCAACAACGCCAGAAGCGTTGCTCAGCACTTGCGTCAAGGAGCAAACGGCCGTGGTCCCGGTCGAGCTTACGACATAGATCAAGTCGCCAACGGCCAAAGTGTTAGCCAGAGCGTTGAAATATCCCGTAACACGAACAGTCGCCAAAGCATCTGCCGTTTTATAGGCGTAAATGCTTGGGGCTGCGCCGCGCTTGGACGCCGAAACAGTGGTGAAGCCAGTCGAAGAGTAAGCCATGATGCGCCTTCCTTATTCGGTGCAGGAAATTGCGACAACGCCTTCGTCATCGATGGAAATTGCGCCCGCCGAGAACATCGAGGAAACCAAGTAGCTGGTTTTCTCGGGGATATAGTTCACTTCGGTCTTTTGCGCCATCGATTCAGCGTAGCCAATTGCGTCCATGTGCCAAGCAAAGCAAGTCCGGGTGGACGGCTTAGGCAGGCCACCCTCGTCGCGATCACCGATCGTGATGAAGTTGAAGCCCATGAACTGGTTCACTTCACCGCGAACCAGCGCCTTAACAACAGCGAAGTCCGAGGAAGTGATGGTGGTCGAACCCAGCATGGCATCGAGCTGCGAAGCGTGAACCAACATATAGCGGTTTTCAGCCGGAACATTTTTGGTGTTCAGAGCTTTGGCCGCAGCGCGGATCTTTTCGATGTTCATGTTCGAGGTCGCGCCGCCAATGCCAGTGGCAACAGTCGAAGCGCCAGAAGCGGCGTTCAAAGCATCGATGATGATCTGATCGCAACGACGAGCAATCGACTTCGAAACCACTTGGACCAGCTCCCGGCGCTCATCAAAGTTGATGTGCGACTGGTGGAAGATGTCCGAGTATTCAGCAGCGATATAGTCGGTCATGCTGGCAGTCACCGAGCCGTAGGTGACGTTCAGCGGGGTTACATCGGTCTGTGCGACGCGCAGGGTTGCGACGCCTTTACCGATCTTTGGGAACTTAACAGTGTTGCCTTGAACACCAGTGCGGGTGCGGGTCGTGCCGCGCAACACCGACTCAGCTTGATACGCCTGCTTAACCTCGGATTCGAAGAGGTCAACAAACGCCGTTGTGACGTTCTGCGCCATAGCAGAATCTCCTATATGAGTTTCAAACTAGACGCGATCCGTTATCCGAAATCGGGCGGTTCGCTTGCGTGTTTTGGCCGCGCCGGGCCAGCAGGACTTACTGCATAGAGGGGCCACTAGGGTTATCCATCCCCGCCAAGATACACGCAAGCGATAGCTCTGTAAACAGTTAGGCGTTTTGAGCCTTCATCCACTTCGATGTGATGCCATCAGTATAGATCCGATCTTTGCCATAGCGCGGATCTTGCATCGCAGCCTCGAGGTCGGCCCGGGTCATTGCCGGCGTATTTACCGCCGGAGCGACGGGTAGGTTTTCGTTTGTGAAAGACTGGATCATCTTCACCATTGCGTTGATCGATGAGGCATTGTCCAAGCCAGACGCGATTGCGTCTCGCTCTTCGTTCGACAACCCAAGCTTCATAATGTGGCGCTCGACCATTTCGATCTTTTCACGCGCTCGCTCTCCAAGCTTTGCCATCTCAGCTTTGCGATCGATCTCGAACGATTCGACTTGCTTCCCGGTAATCTCGGTGATCTTGCCGACAATATCCTCGAACGCTGCTTGGCTGATGCCCGTCTCTTTTGCCCAATCCTTAAAGGTGGACAACATCGGATCATCTTCCGAAACACCCTTATCGACCAAGGGGGCCAGATCGTAATCCGTCTCCGGTGCTTTGTGTTTGCCGGATTTGAATTGCTTTTCCAGCTCGGAATAACTCTTTGCCAGCTTATCGACATCCGGGCCTTTGTCGGTCCAGAACTTTGCCGGGAAGCCATCCGGCCGGGACAGGTTTTCCGCCGGAGCTGCGGCGGGTTTCGGTTCTTCATGCAGAGGGATCGGCTGATCCCCTTGCGCCGTGGCTTCAGGTTGGCCGCTCAGCTTTACCAGCGGGCCTTCATCCATTTGCGCTTCAGACATTGTTGCTCTTCTCCACTCGCCGCTCGATCATGCGAACCAATTCGCACATCCCAGCCCGGCAATAGCCATAGCTGGGATCTTCGCCCGGGACGAAAACGGGCTGCTCGATCGTTATCGATCGCATATGTGCCAGAACCCTCTGGCCTTCGGGAGACTTGAACAGCTTCCCGTAAATGAAATCCAGATCATCCGGAGCAGCTCGAGCGTTTAGAGCTGGCGATAGATCTGCCCATCCGTCACTCATTGAGCTGCTCCTTGTGGTGCTTGCTGTGCCATTGCGGCCTGCTGCTCAGCCATTTGCTGTTGCTGCATTTGCTTGAAGAACGCCATTTGCTCCTCCTGCGTCGCAATAATCCGGCTATCAATGCCCATGCGCTCGGCGACAAATTGCAACAAGCGCGAGATCGACACAGTTGCGGAACCATTTGGCCCCATGCCCATAGCGATCTGCGTGTATTGCATTGCGTCTTGCACCTCTTGCAGCTTTTGCGCCTGAGACAGCGGCGACACCGGGGTGACTTTGACCTCAAGCCCGTTAACGCGCAGCGGCATATCGATCAGCGCCATTTGGTCCATGACGAAAAGGATCCGCGTCACGACCGGGATCATTGTCTCGTTGATCAATCGGCCAAAAGCAGAGCCAAGGTTGGTGGCAAGCTCCCGGGTGCGCTCCGAGATCTCTGTCGCCGACCTTGCGCTCATGTTGTCCGGCGGCAACGTGTCATCCATCAAGATCTTTTTGATGTTCATGCGCAAATCATTGACGATGATCTGAGACAAGTTAAAGTCGCTCGAGCGCGGAAGCGGCATAAGGCTTGGGCCCTGCGGCCCGCCATTACGAGCAACCGCGATCACTGAGCCCGGCTGGATCCGAACGTTATTCGGGTTAAGAACGCCGTCATCTGCCGCAGTGTAAACCCCGGCCACCGCAATGCTGGCATTTTTCAACACCAGCTCGAGCGTCTTGTTGAGCGTTTTGATATCGGGAATGGCCGTAACCAATGGGCCACGCCCATAAACTTCGCCCGCAACCTTCATGTAACGCGCAACGACAAACGGATTTGACTTCATCGTGCGTTGGACTAGCTCATGGTTCTTGCCGGGCCAGATCACATGGTAGTTAAACACGCCCATGTCCTTGTCAAAGATCACCGCGTCGATCAGATCGATGTCCTTGTCCGGCGCGCTGTCAATCTCTTGCTGAATGTTCGACGGAATGTTTGCGTCCGGATATTCCTGCTTGATCGCCTCGCCCTTCATGCGGAGCTTGCGATAAACATTGTCAACAGTCCCAAACGGCCCTTCCTCAAAAGCGACGAGATATTGAGGCACAGGCGTAAATCGGATCGGCGTCACTTCATCGCCGGGCATGATCATCATCACGGCCGTGCCGACGCATAGATCAAGCAGAAACTCACCGATCGCCAAATCAAAGTTGGTCTGACGCAGCGTTTCGAACATCCGCTCGGTGTATGCGTCAAGAACTTGGGTCGCTTGCTCTTTCTTGTCTTGCGGGATTGAGCTTCCGGCCTCGAGCCTGCACCATTTTTTGTAGGGTGGGAACAATCCAGCTTGGATCCGGTTGGCAAAGCGCTGGGTTGCGTGGATCGCCGTCGAGTCAAAGACCCGAGACATTTTGTTTTGCCCGGCAACACCGCCTTCGTAGAAGCCGCTGTAGAGATTGCGCTGCGGAAGCGCGAACTCATAGCAATCCTCGTAGATCGAGCGCCATTCATCTTTGCGGGTTTGGGCTTTTGCCTCCCGCTCCATGATCTGTTTGACGTTAAGTTTTGCCATTATGCTTTGCGCCTTCTTTGTGCTTGGATGCTTCCTCGATCTTGTTGATCGTCCCGTAAACGTAGGCGTCTTGACGATCGCCCTTCAGGCCAAGCCGCTTGGCGCTCAAAAGCAGCTCTCGTTTCACCTTCTTCATGTTCTTAGGCATCGGCCCAACTCCTGAACTGTTTGGTTACATTCCGGTTCCGAGCGTTTTGCCCAACTGCGAACCTTCAGAGGTTTGGTTCTTCAAGGGCGAGAACAGCAAGCGCAGACCGCCAGTCTGCATTAGGCGCAAGCGAGATGAAGCGTCGGCCAATGCCTTCTGCTCTTGGGCAGCGGCCTTATCCTCGGCATTTTTTTGAGCCGCCTCAACAGCCGGATCAACCTTTGGAGTAGTATTACGGAAGCCCATGTTCTGATATCCTTGCCATAAGTAGATGATCTGATCCATTCGCGCCAAACTTGCGCATGATCCCTTCTACATCAAAACCATTCCACTTGGCAAACCTGAAAGCGGTATCGTTTGTTGGGTCAACAACCACATGAATCCGCCTAAACACCCTTTCGTCGAGAAAATGTTGGTAAATTTTGCGGCTTCCACGGCACACCGATATCGCATGGCGGTCAATATCGACGCCCGGAAGCAGCCAAGCTTCGCCCACGCCGGGTGAAACTGTCCGGATCCCAAAGCAGACCACTGGTTTTCCGTGAAACATCCCGGTCCAAGACGCAAGAGGGTCAGCCGTTTGCGCAATTCTGTCTAGGATAGATGGATCATCGCGCACCTCTGACCGCTCGGGCTCTCTTAGATCTAGCCGATTGAGGTGCTGCGGCTGAAATTTGGTGATCGTCTGGCCGGATGTGGTTTTAAAAATTGGGAGATCGATCATCAGAACACGCTGAAGTCTGTGTTAGCCTTGTAAACGCCCGCAGTTGCCTGCGCACCAACCGCCCGGCCGCGCAATTTGCGCTGTTCGCCACCGCCCAAGCACATATAGCCAAACGCATCCCCGACGTGCGAGTGTTCGTTCTTAACCGGGGCGTCCTTAAACCTGTCCTGCCCGGCACCCATGCTGATGCGCTTGAAGAAATACCCACCGCTGAGAGACTTGCGCACCTTCATGCACCGCTTGTGGACCAGCAAACCCGGTTTACCACCCACCAACCGCGTCATCGGTCCCGCCCCAGCCTCGCGCCTGACCTGAAACGCATTGCTCTCCGTCGGCTGGGCCTTCAGGCCAAGGGATCTCAGGTGATCGAACGCCGTCACCTCGTAGATCTCGTCCCGCTTCATCCCCGCCGGGTCGCCCCAAATCAAAATGTCATGCTTAGAAAAGCGCTGAGCAATGTGGCTCAGCATTTCCTGCCCGAACCGCTCGAGCCCCATGTCAAACGTCACCAGCTCGTCCACAATCCGCCACGCCCCGCCCGCCGTTCGCTGTCCAAACACCGCAGCAGGCGTCAAGCCAAAGTCGATGCCGATATGAATTGGATATTCTGAGTCCACATCGAACTCGGCCGACATCATCTCATCGTCGTATTCCGGCCAGACGGGCCTGCCTTCCTGAACAAACGTGTATTTGCCCTCGGCATAGCACCGGATCCAATCTTGGTTCTTGCCGCCCAACATCTGGGGGTAATAGCCCGGCGGAAGGTTGTGCAAATTCTCGGCCTTTGGATTGATCCGCCACCACTTCCCTGCTGAGAAAATGTATCCGTTCGCCTCCGGGTTTTCCGGAAGATCCTTGGCGTTTACCTCGACTACACCGCCCGGTTGGCGGAAGAAGTTCCAAGCATACTTGCCCTTGATCGGCTCTTTCTCATCAAGCGTATGCCACCAGTGATCCGAATCCGGCGGGTTGGTATCCATGAAGATGCCATACCAGCTCGGGCCCCCGTCGCTCTTTGTTGGGTATCGGCCGACCCGGTGCGTCAGGCCATCGATCACCGCCTTTGGCAGCTCCCGCGCCTCGTTGCACCAAGCGCCCGTTAGCTCGAGCGACAAAAGCTTGCGAACGTCTTGCGGCGTCGAAAGCGCCATGAAGATCACCTCGCAATCGATGCCCGGAATATCGCCCCGGCTCGGCAGCTTGAGATGATGCGATATCGGCGGTTGCCAGCGCATTGCGCCCCAAACATCTTCCGGGAACAATTCCTGCCATGTCTTGATCGTCGTGGTCCGCAGCTCGGGGTAGGTATTACGCACCACCACAAACCGGGTGTAACGGATCCCATCACGCGGGCTGGGCTTTTGCTGCACCGCCTTGAGCATGATCTCGGCTGCGCAGGCATAAGACTTGCCAGATCCCACCGGGCCCAACAGCCCGCGCACAAAGCCCTTGTCGTGCAGGAAATCCCAAACAACAGGGCTGCGAGAGAAGTCTAGATCTAAGCTAGGAACACTCATTCCTCATCGCCTCGAGCATGATTTACGCTGAACTTTACAGACCCATGCAATCCGCCTTGTGGTGGACAAACCCTGTAAGATGTAACTGGACCAGATTTTACTTTCCCGCTCGCAAATTGATAACGGAAATTAGTGTGCAGATCAGGTCCATGCACTTCGTGAAGCGCATCAACGATTGCCTTAAGTTCTCCAAGTGTCATTCCTTCCCACCCCCATGCCGGGCCTGTATCTGCAACGATGCCAAGATCAGCTCATCCGGCTTAACCACCCCGTGCATCATCTCAACAATCTTCGCCTCAGTCCGGCCGTGAGTGATCGCCGTTAGCCCAATCGACATTCGAGCCGCAACCATCGCCTTCTGAAACGCAATCCCCTCAGCCGCATAAGGCCCCTTAGCCTTCATCGCCTTTTTCATCGATAACCTCATATGTCGCAACTGCCTCGGGCCCCTTCATGTTGATCCCAACAATCGAAGGCTTGTTGTCGTTCTTCTCAACGTCCAACATCCCGGTCGCCTTTGCCAAAACACGCAGAACACTCACCTTGTCGAACAGCTCAATCGACATCCCAAACTCCCCAACTGTGATCTTCTTGATCGCAGCCAAAGCATAATCCGGGATCTCGCCAATCGGCTTCACCTGACCCGTGGTCAGATCCAAAATGTCCGTGATCCGCGTCGTGCCCATCGCAATCAGCTCAGCCGCAATAGCCTCCTTGTTGCGAGCCAATGTCTCAGATCGACCAAGACGGCGCTGAACAACGTCAACGCCGCCAAATCGGCCAATCGGCGGGATCTGCTTGTTCGTCCGAGCCATCAGAACGGAATGCTATCGTCAAGATCCTCACGGCCCCGGTCCTCACGACCGACAGAACCACCCCCAGATCGACCGCCACCCTGATTGCCCTGAGAACCATCGTCCTCAAACAGCTTCAACCAAACCTCGCCGTCCTTGTTCGGCAAAGGCAAACTCTCCAGCTTGATCGACAAACCCTTCGGGCCCTCAAAAGCAACCCCGTGCTTCATCCAGATCGGCTTGTCTCGACCCGGAACCTCCTTCGCCTGAACAACGCTAAAACGCTTCGACATCACTCACTCCTGACACGTTGATAACCCGGAAACGATATCGCATACGCCGCGGGGTATCAAGAAAAATTGGAAAATATTTATGCGGGGGACTGCGCAGTAAGCCGGGCATGGCGGGGGGGAAGGGGGTGGGGTCGCAAAATCGGCCGATCCCCGGTCGATTGCCAAAAGTGTCACCACAAGTGTCGCGAGACTTTACATAATGGGCATTATCGGACATTGCATCTTGCCGGGTCGCTTAGGTGGTGCATCGCCGTAGAGCCCGTGGGAGGGGCCTAGCAGCGCGATGTCACCCTGTTGGCTACCCATGCCTAGCTCGACCCCTACTTGCCCATCAGGAGGCGCTCCTATCGCGTCTGAGACACCCTGCCGCCTGCTCGGTTAGCTGATGTATCGCCTGCCGCATCAGGTCGGGCGAGATCCACC